CAGGAACACCCCCCCCCAAAGAGAAACCATAAGCAAGAGGATTACCACAATGGATATAGTGACATAAGTGTTTTATATGTGTTTATAGGGAGTTTATACCCTTATTTTTATTGAGTTTCCTTTGAAATACTTCTGTCCCAAACAGTTGGGACAATAGCCGGACAGATGTGACATTACTTTTTTTGGATTTTTTTAATGACACCAACTGAACTACGCGGCACTGTGGTGTGCTCTCGCGACGGCATGACTGTCGCGAGGTTCAGTGCGCGTGGCGTACTGCGGTGGCTGGACAGGCAGGAGGCGGATGAGTGGACGAAAAAGGTGAGGGCAGGAGAATGATTGAGTTCACTGTGCTGGGAGTACCAGTCGCACAACCACGCGCCAGAGCCACGGCAAGGGGTGGCTATGCTCGCGTCTACAACCCACGCGGGCCAATTGACACATACAGGGCTTGCGTGCGTCTGGCGGCACGTGCGGCGTTTGCAGGGGATCTCATCGAAGGGCCGGTAGTGGTCGATATGACGCTGGTTTTCCCGCGACCCAAGAATCGCGTTTGGAAGAGGAAGCCCATGCCGCGAGAGTGGCATACAGGCAAGCCGGATAGCGACAATTTGGTAAAGTCGATTTGCGATGCGGTCACAGGCGTGGTTTGGCGGGATGATGCCCAGGTCGCTGTGCTGGTCGCGCATAAGTACGTGGCTGCGGGCGACGAGCAGCCGCACACGGTGGTCAAGATTAGTCGTTTGGGTAGCGTTTTAGAAAACTGTAGCGTTTTAGAAAACTAACGGAAGGAATCGGCCATGAAGGGAATCGTTTGTGAGTGCGGTTCGATTCGGTGGCGTGTTCTCTGGCGGCGCTCGCAAGCAGGCTTGAGGCGGAGGCGGCTGGAGTGCTCGAGTTGCAAAAGGCGGATTTTCACCGAAGAAAAAGAGAAAGTTTCGCAAGGTAGTTCGACCAGTGTAATTACCCCCAATAAGCCGGATGTTAATAAGTCCAGCGATTGCTAGTTTGAGTTGGGAATAGGCAAATTCTATTTCCACTCTCACTAGGAATCTATCTATGGACTGCTGCGTTTTCGAACCAAAAATCGAGGTCGAATGTGCTCTTGAGATTTTGCGAATTTTGCGTGGCGGTGACGCGGCCAAGCAGAAGGGCGATTTGCTCGAGCACGCTGGCTGCCTGGTCGGTTCGCTCGGCGCGTATCTCAATTCGCTCGATGATCCGCAGCTTATGGGTGAGGCCGCTCACGACCTACCATGCAATCTGGATGAGTGCTGCGACGAGGTTGAGGCGACACTTGGCAGCGTGGGTGCTAACGAGGTCGGTATCAGTCCGGCTGTCGTGGCGTTGCTGCTGCGATTGGCTGAGCTGCTGATTGCCAAATATCTCTAAGGGGAAAAGTGCCGTGCGATTATTTGCATCTTTTCTTTCGCTGGTCTTTTCCAGCCTTTTATTTTCCACGGCACTGGCTGAGCTAACAGTCACGACTCGCGACGCGCAAACAGTGGTGACGGTGACGTCGGAAATCATCACTCAATTGCAGACGATCGACGGCGATAAGATTGGCGATGCGATTCGAGAGGTTGGCCCAGCGGTGGTTCAGCCTGCGGTTCCTGCGGCTGTTGTGACGGTCAAGAGCGATCGTGATTTGTCCAAGTCGTTGGTCAAGATCAAGTGCGCGACTGCCGATGTGCAGATGATCGAGACGGGCGTTTATGTGGTGAGCACGGCTGGCAAGCATGTGCTCGATGTGAACGTAATTAGCGAGGCTCCGCTACAGTGGGATGACGAGTCGGTGACGGTAACGGTGGGCGAGCCAACGCCACCTCCTCCGCCACCTCCACCACCAGGGCCGACACCTGGTGTTGCACCGATTGAGGGTCCAGGCTTCCGAGTGCTGTTCGTTGGTGAGACTGGCGACGACATGCCGCAAGCTGTGGCGGATATTTTTTACAGTCCTGAGATCACGGCTTATCTAAACGCGAACTGCATAAAAGTCGATGGACATCCAGATTTTCGCAGGGTTGATCCTGACACGCAGTACACCGATCAGACGAATCGATTTGTTAAAGCACTCGCGCGACCTCGGGCCTCTCTACCCTGGTTGATTATCTCAAACGGTGTAACGGGGTATGAGGGTCCGTTTCCCGCGACGGTCGCTGAGACGTTGGCATTGCTAAAGCAACTGAACACTTCGCAGGCCGCACGCACTCCAGCCGTCGTTACGGTTCACACCACCGCCGGCTGTGCGGCCTGCGAGTTGTTCCTGCGCGACGAGGCACCGAAGCTGGGCGATATGAAGATCGAGGTCATCCACGGCGGAGCGTATCAGTACCCGACTTTTTCAATTTCAATCGGTGGCAAGTCGCGCACGTTCTCGGGATTTGTTACAGCAGCTACGCTTCGTCAACGCATCTTGGAGCTATCGCAATGAGTATGTTTGAAGGCCGATTAGTAATCGGTGACGATACGCCGAGCGCCGAGTATGACGCGCAGTCAGACGGTCGCGCGAAGGGCTGTATTCCGCGTGACTATGATGCCGCTCCGCAAGGCTTCTACGCCTCGGCTCCAGCGTGGGATATCGCGTCGATACCGCTGGTTCCGTGGGATGAAATTCCCGATCGCATAGCGCACATGACGGAGACGAAAACCCGCCTGCTTGATCTGGTCGAATCGCTTGACCCGCTCGACCAGAACGGGCAAGGCTATTGCTGGTTCTACTCTGGCACGGCTGCAATCCATTGCTTACGGATGCGCAATAATCAGCCGAACATTCGGCTAAGCGCACACTCTGGCGCATGGGTCATCAAGAACGGTCGCGACCAAGGTGGATGGGGTGCGCAGGGGTTGGACTTCCAGCGCGAGCGCGGCGTGATGCCAGTGTCGCTGTGGCCTGAAAAGTCGATGGATGGAAATCGATACAACACCGCTGCGAACTGGGAAGCGGCTAAGGAGTTTCGACCAACTGAAGGCTTCGTTGATTTGGCTGTCGCACAGTATGATCGACAGCTAAACGTGCAGCAAATATTGACATGCTATCTCAATCGCATCCCAGTTATCTCTGATTTCAATTGGTGGGGTCACAGCGTCTGCGGCTTGTGGATGTATGACTATAAACCCAGCTTGCCGAAGCACGATCCGAACCGTTACGCGGCCAACGAAATCCTCAATAGCTGGGCTAAGGCATGGGGCCAGAACGGTCGCGGAGTGTTGAAGGATTCAAAGGCGTTCCCTAATTCTGCCTGTGCTCCGCGCGCGACGTTTGGCAACTAATATTTTTCTTGACCCATCTGCACACCAGGACGCGAGCACTCATGTGGATTTCCAAAAGATTGAAGTCATTTTCTATGCGGCAGTGTCGCTGTTCGGAGTCATCGGTGGAGTCGTTAGGCTCTGCCGCGACAACGTTAGTTATGGGCTCGCTGGCAACATTGGTCGGTGTCTATCGTCTGGGCTGGTCGCTTTTGGAGCTGTTGGTATTTGGATCGGTCCTGATACCAGTAGCCTTGTTGGTCCCTTTTATTATTTGGCGACTGCGGCACTGATCGGCTACACGAGCCCCGATATCCAAGAGAAGATTTTCAACCGGGCGATCAACGCGATTCAAGAGAAGTTCGGACTGTCCACCCGAAACGAGAGTGAGCAATGAGCATATCGAGATCCGTAGCTAGTCCCGTCGCACGTTCGGTCTCCGCGCCCATTGCAGGCGGTGGGGGTGGTGGTGGTGCGGCATCGGCACTGGTTTTAGCCGCGTCCTAGCAACTGAATTTGTACTGTACGGGCTAGCTGCGTTTGGGCTGGCTGCGTTGTTGTGGATTTTAGTGAAGGGGGAGTAAATGGGAATTGCAAAACCAACAATAACCAACCGTGTTAACGGCATGAAGATGCGAGGCAAGCAAGCCAAGCAATGCATCGCGATTGGTGACTGCGATATTCCGTCGGATGCCAACAGCGTAAACGTCATCGTCATCGGTGATCTTGGTCCGTCAGGATTGGACTTCATCACGGATTCGGTATTCATCGGCCCTCAAACCGCACGCAACGTGACCACAGGCAATGGTAATGTTGCCGTTGGAAATCTCACATTAAATTCCATCGTCGAGACATACCACAATACTTGCGTTGGGGATGCAACTGGCCGGTACTTAGAGACAGGCAGCGGCAACAATGTGTTCATGGGATACATTGCTGGTGAAAACTTTACGTCGGCAAACTACAACGTAGTGATCGGGTCATACGGCGGTGCGTACAGCACCACCGGAGATTACAACATCCTGATCGGTGGCTATGCTGGTGCTCACTCAGAGAATGTATCGACCACGATTGGCGATCACAACATTGCAATGGGCTACACGTCCCAACTGTACGGCGAAGGGGACCACAATATATCGATGGGCCTGGAGTCTCTGCATAGCGTGTTGGGCTCCGACAACATCGCGATCGGGCAGAAGGCAGGATTCACTCTTACATCTGCCGGCGCAAATAAAAACATATTCATCGGAACCAACGCAGGCTGGTCAACCGGCGTGCAAAAATCCGATGCGGTCAATACGATCTGCATTGGTGCCGACACGCTATCGACGGCAGATAATCAGACGGTGATCGGCAATAACGCGACGACAGCCACACGGTTGCGTGGGAATTTAACCTGCGGGTCACTCAACATCGAAGCGGATTGGATCGGAGCTCCAGGGCCCACCAACGGAGCTGTCTGGCGCAATAGCGGCAAGCTCTATATCACCGGCGACACCGTCGCGACAAAGTTCCTGTCCAACAATAACGGCTTGTTTGTGCTGGAGCTATACAATGACGGCAGGATAAACATGCTCCCACCCTCATCGTCGACGCCCAACGACAACGGACAAGTAACATTTGAATTTACCAACAACACGACCCTAACAATCAAAGGCAAAGGCACTGACGGTACGGTACGCTCAGTAGCTTTGACACTGGCCTAACATGCTTACAGAACAAGAAATCCAATACGTCAAAGCCGCATTTGACACGGCTATTAAACACTCACCCGACGCGATGGCAGCGGCTCAAGTGTTGACTGCGATCTATGCAAAATTAACCAAAGTGGAGGCCGCAAGTGACAATCAAAGCGATCTACATTCCGAGCCAAACTGACGTTGATTTTTTCGCTCGCAACGCCGCCGACCAGTGGTGGAACACATCCGGCACTCCTGCATTTGAGGCGTACAATCCAGCCAACTTAGCCTCGTATCGAATTGCAGCTACAGAGTCACCAGCAGGATCGGGCATCTATGCTGCTGACGAGCCAACTGGGACTGTAGAGTTTGAATTGCGGGTCCGTGGTGCGACATTGGCCGACAGTGTAATCGTAGCTGGTCCAGCAAAAACCGATGCTGCGGAATCGGCGACGCTACTAGACGCAATCAAAGCCGACGCAGACCTGGGCACGGCAGACGGGGGAATGGTGGCTAATGCGGCCCAAGTACTGAATATAGGCCGGTCAGCAAATCCATTAGAAGCAGGAGCATCTACAACAGAAACACGTAGAGTAGTGATAGATACTAGAGAAGCTCTAACAGAAACAAGAACAATTTCATGACTCCCATCTTACTTTTAACAGAACCAACGGGAACTACAGATCTTTATGCATATTACGTTGGTCAAACATTGGCAAATTATGTAGCGAATAAAGTACTATTCGTTGAAAGAGCAGCACCTAATTTAGGTTTGTACGATGCTACCGTTGATGAAACTAAAGGTAACCTAATTGTAGCTTTTAGAGGTGCTACACAACCAACTAGCTGGGAAGATATTGTTCTAGGACTAGCATGGGATTTAACAACTAGTCAAATAAAAGATAAAACAAGTTTGATAGGAACAGGCTCGGCTGTAGTCTCTGCCCCAGTAAGTGGTGATGGTGACCTATTAGAATTGATTTTAGAAACAGATTATCTAGCGGCTAATGGTAGAGCATTGGAATGGTCTTTTGACGAAATAACTGGAATCACTACATCTGCTACAGGTAAATTTGGTCTTAAAGATGCTTTAACAGGCACCGGGGTATATGTTAATAGCACCGGAACAGTAACAGATCTAGGTGGTGGGACATTCAAAGTATCTTTCAACATAACCAACACAGCACTAAACGGACTCACCCCAGGAAAATACGACTGGTCAGTCGAAGTGTTAGAAGGTTCTTACAAAATTACAGTAGCACGTAATCGACAAATTAAGACACGTGTCGATATTGTAGAAAAACAAACATAAAAGGAAATAAGTATGATAACCGTAGCTAATGGACAATCACCATATATCACACTTCGTCCAGATAAAACTAAAATCTTTATCAATTATGCAGGTGGAGCAGCAGGAACCTTGATTCCACAAAGCTCGGTTAGACGTGGAAATGAAATTGCTGAAACTCTTCCAAATGGTGATACAGAAATAACTGATTCCACTAGTTTCACAATACTGGGTGGGGGTGAATTCTCTGTTTCGGCTAGTGGGGTTTCTGGCACAATAACAATAGAAACCGATTAAGGATAAAAACATGGTAGCCTATGCTCCAAATTATTATGGTGATGACTCTAATACTGAAACACCTACAGAACCGGAAATCAACTTTGCGGGACTATCTGACAATCTAGGCCCTAAACGAGTCAAGACTAAAGAAGTAGAGATTGAAGCACATGATCCGCTTAAAATCCAACAACTTCTCGAACGTCAAGCTCTCAAACCGACAAGATTTGGTCAATTTGGCGGTACCTATGTAAAACCAAAATACTCTGATTGTCCTTCTGAAGATCCTCGAACTGACTACGAATGATTACTTCACCCCCCCATATTGTAAATGATCTTCAATAAGAAATCTATATGATCACTTCCCTAACAATACGTAACACTCCAACCTCCCCAGAAGATTGGAGAAATATCCCCCGAAGGGATTACAAAATAGCGATTGGTAATCCGCTATTTAGGAAGAAAATACGTGAAGTCTCAGCACAAGAAGATGAAGAAAACAGTTACTACACCGGTATTCTAAATACTATTGCAGAACATTGTGTTGGTTCTGTACCACTAATTCTAGGTAATCATCCAATTGCAGAGATTAACGATGTTATCGAAGATAAGTGGATGGACTGGGCTAGCAACAATTCTATTGGTACAGCTATTAGGCAAATACGTAGAGGTGCTGCTAGAACTGGCTTAGGGATCGGGATTCCTTATAAGTTACTTGATCCTACCGATCCTGTTGGATTTGGCATCAAAACTATTTCTTCTTTGAGACTGACCAATCCTCTAGGAGCTAGACTAGAAGATCGTATTTACGATGGAATAGAATACGACGAGAACTGGGATATCAAAAAGATTTATGTTAAAGAGTATGGAGTAATTGATCCTGTAGAATACGAAGCTAAAGATATACTTCTATGGTTCAAAAGAACTACAGAAGATATGCTCATCGGTATGCCAGAATGTGGTCCTGCTTTCTGTCTATTCCCCTCTATCAAACGATACATGAATGCTATTGTACGTGGAGAAGAATTTAGATCATGTATTCCTATGGCTTTATCTCTAGATAAAGAAGTTTATACATCGGGAGAAACACTCCCAATGCCTACAGATAGCTTTGAATATGAACCAGGATTCATACCTACACTTCCACCAGGAATAAAACTGGAGAGTGTACCTATGAGCAATACTTCCGATGATAGAACTAAGTTCATTCATCTAATTGTGGCTGCCGCTGCCCGTTGTGTTCAAATGCCAAAGAACATAGCCCTAGGAGATAGTTCAGATAGTAATATGGCTACAGCCGCTATCGATATTCAACCCTGGATCAATAAGGTCAAAATCGATAGAGTAGACTTTCAACCTATTGTACGCAAAGTCTTTAAAATGTGGTATGATAGGGCTATCTTAGCTAGTGGTTATCTACCTGTTCCAGCAAGAACAAACTTTACTTACGATCTAAACTACGACAGTACTTTTGAACATCCTGATCCAGGTAAAAGAGCAAATGCACGAGCAGTAGATTTATCTTCTGGATCAACTACGTTGCATAGAGTTTATACTGATCAGGCTAGGAATCCACGTAGAGAATTAGACAGAGAAGCTAGAATGCTTGGTATTACTCGACAACAATTGAATGAGATCATTATAGCTTCTAGAGCTAGTGCCCCATTTTTGTTGCAAGAGCCAGAAGATGAACCAGCCCCTTCAAAGAAAGAATAACCTATGGAAGGAAAAGATATCGTAAAAGAGTTTGAAATGGAAGCTAAACTACTCCCTCTTTCTTCGGAAGAATATAGAAAACTACTTAGATCTCTAGTTAAGAAAGAATAACCTATGGAGATAAACAATGAAGCTATGAAGCCAGATGCACAAGCCATACATATCAACTGTGCAGCTAAAGCGATCTCCCCAGAAAATGGGCCACCCAAATTAACCTTCCAAGGTTATAGCGGTGATTCGGTTGATCTTAGGGATTATGGATTCGATTATCCAGTAGTATACAATATTGCGGGAATTGAATTACAACAGAAAACTCCAATATTTTATCAACACGAAGATATTATTGGACACACGACCTCGTTACGTAAAGTTGATAATTCATCAGCTTTAAGAGGAAAAGGAGTAGCTTCATTACCTGGACCTAACACTACAAAAGTAGTCGAAGGTGCAAAGAATGGCTTTCCTTGGCAAGCTAGTATGGGTCTTAAAGTTGGTAACTATAAGACCGATATTAAACTACATGAGAAAGGTACTATTAAAGTCAATAATCGAGACTTTCAAGGTCCTATCTATGTAGTAAACAAGTCGGTTTTACGTGAAATGACTGTCACACCAAATGGTCGTGATAGTAACACAAGTTTTGAATTTCTCAACAAGGAGAAAAGAATGGAAATTAAGAACGCTGCTCCACCCGTTGTGGATGAAAAGACACCTCCTGTAGAGGATGTCAAGAACGAACAGAAGGAGACTCCACCAGTAAAGAAAGAGACTCCTCCTGTCAAAGAAGTAGAAAATGCACCCAAGAAAGAAGTTCCTCCAGTTCCTCCAGTTCATTCGGGAGAATTTGATCCTCTTACTCGACGCGCTTTTAGCCTGCTCAATAGCAATCCTGGAAAATGGGATCTAATTGAGAAAGGTATTGCAAATGGTTGGGATGATGAAGCTATTAACAACAGCATCCAATTGGCAGAATTGAATAACAATCTACCAAAACCACCCTCCCCAGGATATAAGAAGGGCGATGCCCTTGAAAATCAAATGCTAGTCAATATGGCTCTTGCATTTGGTTCAAAGCCAGAATACTTGGCTACCCGATTCGATAAGACTCTGGTAGACAACGCTGATTCTCGCGGACAAATGGGTATCCAAGAACTGTTGGTAAACGCTGCCAATCTTTCTGGCGGTGACTTCAAAGGTTACTCAGAACCAGAGTCTGTTTGTAAGTTCTTGAAGAACACCGGTTATTCAACCTTTGATCTTCCCGACTTCTTCCAACGAGTAGGTTCTGTACTCAAAGACGAACGTTGGGCTATTGGTGCTCCCTTTGCTACTACGGTATGTAAAGAAGCTAGCAATCCCGACTTCCGTATCACAGAACGCCTCCGTGTAACCGGTGGAGATATGTGGAATGAAGTAGCCGATGACGGTAAGCTTGAACTATGGGCTGCCGGAAATCAGAAGAAGTATCAAACAAGTCTTGATACTTATGGTACCATCTTCACGATGACTCGTAAAGAAGTTGCCAACGATGACATGGGTGCTTTGAATGACATGATGGATATGATGATTGAAGGGGCCATGATGATCCCCGATTATCTTCTTGGTAAGAAGATGATTCAACAAGCTCCTGCCGCCAGTACCTTCTGGATAGACGATGATAACAGCTTTGATGGTACTGCTTTAACACGTGGAAACTTGTCAGCCAGGTTCAATGCTATTCGTCAATACGAAGAAACTAAATCACGTTTCAATTGGAATGTAATGCTCAATGACCGTTGGACATTGATTGTTTCTCCTAGCCTTGAAGAAACTGCTTGGGATCTTCTCAAGCAAGATTATATCGTAGGAAACACTACATCTAACACTATTACTGGAAGCAAGAACTTCTGGTTTGGGCGTTTCGATCTGAAAGTGTTCCCCCAAATGGGCAACACTAGTGCATTCCCTGGGGGTAGTAAATTCGTTGGAGATGCTACTTGGATCTTATGGCCATCATCTCTACGCTTTGCTCCGTACGAAATCACTTACTACCGAGGACAAAAGAAGCCAGTTATTGAAGCAGTCGATATGCCTGCTACTTTGCTTGGTTTTGGTACTCGTGGTTATTGGGACGTAGCTATCAATGAACGAGAACGTACTGCTGTATCCCGTCAAACGGCTACTGCCTAATCCACTTACAATCAATATTTAGGAGAAACAAATGCCTATTGCAACACCAAATCGGATTGCTGATCCGGTATCTCTGGAAGGATACGAGCCACCTTGTATTCTTCGACAAGAGGGAGGGTTATTTATTCCCTTTAAAAATACGACAGCTGATAAATGCTACGTAGCGGGTGAACCAGTGTTCTACTTCGGTAGAACCTGTATCGTCCAAAAGACAATCCTCCCAGGAAAGATCGGGACTCTGATCTCGGACTTCATGGTTGATGCTCTTTTGAGTCTTGCTCACGCTGGCAACATCACTCAAGATTCCATTGTTTATTGGAGTCTTGCTTTGAATGCTGCTCAGATCATCGGTACCGAAACTACCTCATCGGGATTAGGTGCAGCAACCAATCAGATTCCAGCCAATGGTTTCATGTTGGGTCGTGCTGTATATGTTAATCACGGTGATGCTTATCCAGCCGTAACCGGTAGCAAACGTGTTCGAGTAGTATCGCTACCTGGAACACCAACAGTTTATGGTACTTACTACTAAGTATAAAGCAGGGGGTGTAAATCACCACGTAATTTCGTTGAGACGATGGGACGAGTGATGTTAGATGTACTGCTGGCCCATTGAAATACGAATAACCATCTACCCTATTTTTACCATTAAAAGGTAGTAACATGAATATGATGTCAAAGGGCCTCTCGTGGTTTCAAAAGCAACGGGAGGCTCACTGTACTCATGAAATTCTTATTGGTTTTATCAAGAACACAGCCGCACCAATAAATGCTACAGTGTCCTCTGATGATGCTGCTTCTACTCAAAATCGAGTTACCTTACAGAAACAAACATTCCATTTTGTAGTAAGACGTTGTGATCTAGAACGATACGATGTTAAATTGCAAAGAGGGTTGAAGATTTGGTATCTTGATGATGAGTATGAACTAGCATACGAAAATAAGGATCTTTATGAGTACAACGATCCAGATAGAAATGATTTGGTATTGAAAGCGGTTTTAGTCCGAGACAATGAAGGCTTGAGTCCTACCTATGGCAGCTAAAGAATTCATAATTTCTCTAATAATTAGAAAGGGAATTTATGGCAGCTAAACTAGCACAACTGACAAATCAGGTGATATCGGTATTGCATGCCGCACCTCCAGAAACTTGGTCAGATTATTCCATAGGTACCGGCCCTTCTGACTTTCTCTCGGCTAAACCCGTAATTGATCCCGAAACATTCTTTGAAAGTCAAAAAGCTGGGTTGTTTATAGTTCCTGTAACCATGACCTATAATAGGCAGGCTAGTCAGGGTAGACAGCAAATAGTTAGTATTAACAGAAGCCCTGTAATAGCTGTTTGTTTGTCCTATAAATTTCCCACACCAGATACCACTGGATTGGATGTTTCTCCTTGGGAATATGTTACAAAGCTTCTTAACTTACGAGAAGAAATCGATACCTACCTTCTCAAGTATGCTTGGGAGTGGAACATATTGAGCATAACAGCTGAACCAGCCCAGGAAATACCCCTCAAGGCCAGGTGGTTTTTATCTGTAACTGAGTTAGAATTTGAAGGGATGAGTTGCTGATTATACTAGAAATTAAGTCTATTGCGGGAATAATGTAGGAATACCTAATGTTTGGTGTAAAGTACTCAACTAAACCATTACTCTATGTACAAAAGTTAAATACTAGAGTACGTGTTGCTAAAAGTAGAGCACTCTACCAAGTAGCTGGTTTAGTACGTACTTCGGCTAAACGTAGTATGCGATTAAGAATAGGCCCTAGTAGTCCAACTACTCCTCCCCATGCTCACACCAGAGCAGGACTGAGAGCAATAGAATTTGTAGTCGATGAAGCAGCAAGTGCAGCTATCGTCGGTCCGGTCAAGTTTGCAGGATCTAATTTTTTCAATGAACCAGTGACTTACATACATGAATTTGGCGGTACTTTCTTAGCTCGCAGAGGATACTGGAGATACCCTGAAAGATCGTATATGCATTTTACATTGAAAAGATTAGTAGCAAGTGGAAAGATTCCACGAGAATTCACTTTAGCTATGGGACGAATACTCTCCTAAGATAAGTGAATAAAATAACTCTTTAGCTATGGGAAGAATACTCTCATAACCACTTTTACAACAAAGGACAATAAGAATGGCCTTAAATTCAGAATTAAGCCTCTGCGATAAGAAAGGTTCTGAGTTTAGTCTTTATCTGAATTTAGGTAATGACTGCTCGACTCCTGTGTGGACGTTCCACAAAGGTGTGACTGGTGACTTAGCTATCAATGAAACAGAAGATGAAGAAGAACTTTCTGTTCGTGATCCAGCTCAAGTCGTAAAACAATATGTCGACTCAAAGATCGATGTAGAAATCTCTGGTCAACAAGTAGTTGATGCTTTGTACGAAGGTACAAGGTTCCTCAACTCAGCTCGATCAGGTGGCAATCCAGTAGACGTAGCAGTCCTATCTGGTTACATCGGTGATGTTGGTTCCGAAGGTTGGAGAGGTCGATTCCGTAACTTCGATAGAAGCAGAACCGGCCCAGAAACTGGTGCTCCCAACCAAACGTTTCGTTTGAAACCTGCTGCCTGCCAATCAACTGCTTGTCGTGTACGACCTGTAATGATTGCTGTAGCCGGTACTGTTGGAGATTATGATCCAGCAGTTTACTACTAATGGATGACAACAAGGGGTAACAGATACTCCTACTGATCTTTTTAATTGAAAGTCTCGCATGAAAACTGTAGCAAATGAAATGACAGCAGGAGAACGTCGTGAGCGTCTCCTGCATGGTTTAAGAGCTACCTCTGTAGAAGAAGTAGTTGTTAATTTTTCTCATCTAGCCCATGCCATAGGTATGGATAAAGCAGAGGGAATGATTAGTAACTTAGTTGCAATGGATGGGTTAATTCCCACACCATATAGTAGGAAACCTAATTTTGTTTCCGAAGGATTATGTACAATCAATAGAGAAGAAGCAATTGAAGCCATTCTAAGGGTTCAAGAAAAGGTTGCTAAAATCAATATTGATCAAAGACTGAAGAAGTAGGTCACTCAGGTTATAGAAAATAATCTGTAGTAACTTTTAATTGTGTTGGTCACTCTAAAAATACGACAATCTATGTAAGGTGTAAGGGTAAATTCCCGCCAACTTTCCCCTAGTTGAGCAAGTCAAACCTGAAAGAGTGACCATGCCAGAAGCCTCCCATCCATTTTGGACAATACTAAAAGCCTTGGTTGTTTTAGCCTTTGCTTCATTATTTGCGTACACCAATGCGAATAATTTTGATGAGACAGAATTGAAAATGTTAATGGAATTAGGGGCAGTACTATTTAGCGGTGCTGCTCTTGAATCACTTTTGAAAGCTCGCAAACAATGACAGTTCACTTTGAATTCAGGGGTAAGAAATACCCCATCGACATAACCTACTACCAAAGCATAAAGATCCTCCCAGAAAAGTTTGGCATCAACCTCAGCAAGATTTTCACTGATGGTGAAGTAGCTGCAGACACAATGCAAACATTGATTCTCGATGACGAGAAAACTCTTGATCTTTGTTGGCACTATCTCAATGAAAAGACTGAAATAGAATTCGATGAGTTCTTAGAAATTATTTCTGGAAAGGACCTTGAAAGATTCAGGGAGGACTTCTGGGCAGCAGTCGTAAATTTTTCAAGTCCCCTGAAGAAGAAACTACTTCAGGATCTATGGAGTCAATTCAAGAGGGATCTAAAGAAAGCCGACTTAACGATGGAGACATCAGATGTGTCGCCCTCAACCTCCAAGCCCGAGGAGTAGAAATAGATGATCTAACTCTAGGAGAGATCATCTATATGGAAAACAAAGCTCATGAACGTGATCAAATTAATTGGGCTTGTTCAGCACAAAATAGTGAACTACTTCCTAAAAAGACTACTACAAAGCAAAGTAAAGAGAGAGCTGCTAAAGCTATAAAAGCTAGAGTCTCTCCAGTATTTGAAAAATACTATGCTACGTATGGAAATCCGAGAAAGAAAACGTAATAGCTCGTAGGGTATTTGACTACTACTTCCTATACAAAAAAGACTAGACATGGCTCGCAGTAGAATCATAGCCGGTAAGGCCGTAATCATCATCGAAGCCCAGGATCTTGTTAACAAGACCCTGGGTAAAATTCGTGGTAATTTGCACCGCTTTTCTAATGAAGTAGGAAAGATTGGTGAAGGTCTATTCCGAACTGGATTCTTTGGGGCTATTGGTAGTGGTTTAGTAGTTAACTCATTCATTAAATTCGATGACGCAATGAGAACCTTACGAGTCAATTTAGACTTGTTTGGTAAATCAGCCCAACAAGTTGATTCGGTAATGAAACCACTAGAAGAACGAATACGTTCTCTAGCTAAAATTACTCCTTTTAATCCAACTGAAGTGGCCGGTGCCGCTACTGAACTAGCTAAAGGGGGTTTCAATCCAAAACAAATCATCGACTCTCTACAAGCAGTCCTTGATCTTTCTCGTGCTACCAACACAGAGTTAGGACAATCCGCTGAATTCGTAGTTCGTACCATGACTACCTATGGTATTGCTACTGAAAACGCAGCCGAAGTCGTATCGCAATTAGTACGTGCTGCTCGTAAAGGTACTTTAGGTATTGAAGACCTAGAAGCTGCTCTCAGATATTCTTCGGGTACAGCAGATAATCTAGGTATCTCACTACAAAAGATGCTAGCTATCTTTACTACTCTTTCCAATAAGGGTTTGGTAGGATCCCTGGCTGGTACATCGACTAATGCTGCTATCTCTAATCTAGTTAAGAAAGCAGAAGAACTTCGAGATATTGGTGCAATTGAACTTGTAACTGGCATTAGAGAAGATGGAAGAGAAGCTCTAGACTTGATTAAAACTCTAGAGAACTTGTTTCGATATGCTGAAACTCTACCATTCATTAAGCAACAAACACTGTTTCAAGATGTTTTTAATCTTCGTGGTGCTAGGTCCATATCTGCCATTCGACAAGAATTGGAACAGATTAAAGGCTTAACAGGATTTATTGCTGATGCTGGTGATGAAGCTGCTCAAGCTGCCAAAATCATGGATGCTGGGCCCGGTGGAGCCTTCAGACAATTAGTAGCAACTATCCAAGATGTAAATATTGAATTAGGTAAGATAACTGAACAACCATTTATTAAGATCTCTGCAGTCATTAAAGGACTGGTGGCTGAACTAGGCAAAGTAGCTGCTCTCAATCCAGAACTAACATCCCTAGTAATACTCTCCCCAGGAATACTGCTGGCAGCAAGTGCCGGTATGTTTGTGCTGGCCAAGGGCCTACGTCTTGCTGCCTACTCTGCTGGAGCATTAAAAGGTGCTCTAGGCCCAATTGGTAGATTACTATCTAAAGGAACTGTTGGTCAAATAACTGCACTTAGTCAATTAAGAAGAGCAACACCAAGCGGTATAGGTGCAATTACCGGAGCTATCGGTTCTGCAAAAAATACTGTAGTCTCTAAAGTATCTTCAGCTTCAGCTAATTTAGCAGCAAGACGAGAAGCAACACGTGCTAGACGGGCACTATTAGCATCTAATCAACGGAATGCTGTACTAGCTCTCAAACGTGAAGCCGATGCAACTAAGCTAATTACAGCGGCACAAAGAAATCAAACAAGTGCTAAAACAAAATTAGCCTCATCTATTAAACAAGTAAATGTAGCACAAGCCCGTAACACTTCTCTACTTGCAAATAATGCACAAAAAATTAAAGCTGCACAGAAAGCAGCTAAATTACAAGCTGTCCAATATCATGCAGCTATAGAAGCTGAAAAAGCAGCAGCTAGAGCTAGTATATCTTATGCTTTGGCTGAACGACAAAAAGCTATAATGGTCGAACGTGTTACAGCCGCTCAGCGTAACATGACAAATTTAACTGTAGCTGTTCAAAATGCAGAACGTAAATGGACAACAGCTCGTAGTAGAGATCTAAACAATCCTTTTAACAGAGAGTCGTTAAAAAGAGCAGGTGAAGCAAGAGTAGCCCTTAGAAATAGATTAGCTGCTACACAAGCCTTAGCTAATTCTTCTTTTGAAACTCCGGCATTATCAAGGGCTGCTGCTGAAAAAACAATTAAACGAAATGCAAAATTACTGGCTACTTTGAATGCTCGTACAGGAACTGGACCTGTAGCTTTCGCTACTGATCTGCTCAAACAACGTTCAGTTTTATTGGCTAAACAAACTAAACTAGAACGAGTAGGAACAGCACTAACAAAAGGTAAAGTAGCTATTGAAGGTAGATACGTTCGACAACTAACTAAAGGTCAAGACGTATTACTATCTGCTAACAAAG